AATGGCCCGCTGTTACCTTTAATTTTTTTTTGACGGAGCGCACGATGGATAATATCAATAATTTCATAAAAAATTTAGAAGCACTGGCAGTAGAGGTCGCAAAACCAAATTATATCGCGGGCTCAATTTTTACAGGACTGAAGGTAGCGGCAGTAGACAGACTGCAAAACGCCACAGACGAAGCACTGGCACAATTGGTATTAAAAGCCGAGGCTGATGGCAAATGGAATACAGCCGATGGCAAACTTATTTTAGATGAAGTAAAAAGGCGAGAAGCCAATCATGGATAAAGCAGAACTCAAGAAAATGTTAGCCAGTGCGCCAAACACGGTAGTTACCATTTTTCGCGCCAAAGTCACTGATGTCACGATAGCAGTAGGCGAAGGGGTAGTAGCCGAAGCCATTGCTGAAGGGCAAGCGGCTCTCAAGCGCGGGAAAACAGTTGAGTGGGCAGATGGCACTAAACAGTGGGAAACCACAATCGAAGTTATGGATACAGAGGCTGAAGGTTCAGCGATGTTTACGTGGGATGCCGATGGCGAGAGGATATTGCATCAAGTTTTTCTCTGCACTAAGCATCGCGATGGCACATTCGATAGACAGTTTGTACGCAATTCATGGAGGTTGTTTGAATGAAGGATTCAGCAAAGAAGAAAGCAGGTAGGCCCGACAGCCTATCCCGAGCTTGGAAGAAAGCCAGTAAGCGGAACACTTCCAAGAAACGTAGACAGGAGAAATTCTGATGAGTAGAAGCGATAACTATCCAGACGACATGCGGCGGTATGACAATGACCCCCGCAGCCCGGAATTCATTGGCCCTGACGAGGAAATCACAATTGTACTCACACCTGAAGAAGTTGAGCAGGAAGAGCGAGTCGCGTACAACGAATACTGGCGGAAGATGTTCGAAGATGACAATACCGACACAATATTCACGTATGACGATGACGATGATGAAGATGTCACCGAGCCCAGAAAGTACCCTGCAAAGGTAGAAGATTTGGACGAGGGGTTAAATAACAGCGACCCGACTGTATAATTAATGTAACGGAGAAGATGATATGACTAGTAGCGATATGGGAACGATGCATGTGCGTCAGTTGATCGAAGAGATTCGGGATTTGGCGAATGCTATGAAGCCGGGAGAACTGGTAAAGGCAATGGTGTTCAACGTGTTCTGCAATCGACTCGAAGAGCAGGCTGATAAGGCTGACCGATTCGAAACGATCATACGCGATGTGTTGTATGGCGATCCAGATGGGATTGAGGGGCACCGTTTTCCAAATGGGCTGATCGGATGTAAAGACCCGCAGCCGAACATGGAAAAGATAATCGCCAAGCTTTGCAGCGCGAAGGTGAGTGAGTTATGAACCAAGCAGAGCACAAAGAACGGCACGTAATGTTGCATCAGAAACTGGATGAATTGCTGGCTGACTGGATTGAGCAGACTGGTGGGCTGCCGAGCAAGATCATGCTGATAGATTTCATAGCGTGGTCGTACAAGCAGACTCAAGAACCGGATCACACGCCTTGAGACAGCATAGGACGTTATGGGACGTTTCCCGGTAAGGTATTGATATTGTTGTCATTAGTTGTCACTTGTTGTCACTTGTTAGGAAACTGGTATTAGACAAACCGATGGTAATATGGTATAATGAAAAAACATTGACTTCCTTTTTAACGGAGTGAAGCTCTTAGAAATGTTAAATATCGTGAGATGTAACCCTTCGACTTTCAATAGGCCGAAGTACCACCCGATCAATCGATACCCGTCATGGGGTGTCCATTGCACGAAGGCGGGTAAGACAGTATACGGCCCAGCCAGTCGCAACAGTTGTCAGTTTTTTATTACGCAAGTTGACAAGACTGGCCTCAGATACCCCGAGGACTCCGCAGCGTTCATGCTGAGGAATTATTCATCGCCTGAAAAGGCATTAGAAATGGCAATGCTGCACAAGCACGATGGGGGATACCCTGAATATTGGGAACAGGTTCGACAGCATTTGTCGCGGCAGATAGAGGATATAAAACATGAGCGAAAAAGTAGAGCGAGTGGATCGAAGGGATCAAACCCAGATTGGTAGGTACATGCAGGTGCGATTCCTGCTGACCGTACCAGAAGGTAAGTATTGCGCTGGTGGCCCGTGTGAAAAGGGCTGGGCAGGGCAGAGAGCGACCTGCGATTTCTTCAATAATTACGCAGGGGACGCTAAATGTAAAATGGATTTTGGGAAACCGAAGTTGGACGAGTTCGGGTATTTGAAACCGAATGCCTGTCTCGAATTAGTAGAGGTAAAAAACGTAACTGAAAAGAGGACTTAGAAATGACAAGTAAAACGTTGTGGCTGAAGTGGGGTAGTAAGACAGGTCAGGTAATTGCTATCCCCAAAAATAGTAAGCAAGATAATTACCTGATACGCGATGGGCGGTTAACTGAAAAGGGCGAACCGAGGGAAATACTTTGTCGGCCCGGAGAGGTTGACCAGCTAATGCACGGCCTGATGACCATGCGGATGAAGCTAGTCAATGAAAAGCATGGTGTCGTGAAAAAGCTGAATGGCCCAGTCCCAAAGAAAAAGTCGGTAAACGGTACAGGGAAAAAGTCAGTGTCTGAGGAACCGACAGCATCTGAAAAGCTGAAGCAGGGTGTGAAGAAACTGCAATCGAAGCACGGCGATACCAGCCATGCCTGAGAAAAGCTGGGTCACACTGGAACAGCATGTGTGCGTAGTTTGCGGGAAGACGTTTGATTCGGGCGCACTGTTACTGGATAAACGAATGCGGGAGAAATTCGACATGCATACGGTGACAGGGTGGGGGATGTGCCCTGATCACCAGAAGTTGAAGGACGATGGGTACGTTGCGCTAGTTGGATGCAAAGTGCCCCCGTCATCCAAGTACGGGGATAACATACAGCCCGAAGACGCGGATCGCACAGGGGCTCTGGCGCATTTAAGGATAGAGGCATGGAAAAACATAATGAATGTGCCAGTGCCTGATAATCAGGTTTGTTTCTGCGATGAAGAGGTAATCGAAATGCTCAAGTCAATGGCACCACCGGAGGATGATGATGGAGGGTAGAATGAACTGTAGTATATCGCCAGAATTTCTGACATTGAAGGAGGTGGCTGATCTGAATAGGATAGTTCGGAGGTTTTTGAAGAAGAGAGAAATCAGGGTATACGATTATTCGTACTTGATTACTGTTGAGTACGAGGAACTGAATGTCGATAACAATCCGCAAAACGGTTGAGTGCCAGATTGAGAAGCATGACGATATATGTCGGAGCGTTATTTTGCTGTGGCATTCGGATAAGCTGATGTCGTATCTGGTTGGGTGCAGGAAAGGCGGAAAGCAGGGAACGCTGTTAGATCAGGAGCTGACGTTCTTGATATCGCTGGTTAGAGTGAAGGAGGGATGGGAATGGTAGTTTATAAATTTCTGTGGGGGATGTGGGAGTTTTGGTGGACGCTTATACGGTTGATAGTGTCGCCCGTGCTTATGGTCATGATGGCAGCAGTGATACCCGTTTTGATTGTGATAGTGGTTGTAATCGCAGCTATAGCAGCAGCGATAGTGGGGACGGGGATGACCGAATACTATTTTATTCGCGGCTGGTGGAAGGGGTGGTCAGGTAAGAAATAAAAGATATCGGTATTTGACAAACTACATTAATACGTTATGCTTAATGTATAGCTTAAATTAACGGAGTGTATGATGAACAAGCGCACACGCAGTAAGAAGTTCGCAAAACGCCGAGGCCGCAAAAAGGCTCTCCGCACTCCGCTATCAAACGGAGGTTACGACACCATGCGCCTTGCAGGTCGTAAGGTAGCAGCATGATAGAAATGCAATCAATTGCAATCGCCGCAGTTGATGCGTACTACGGAGAGAAGATATGAAAAATCAAGAGGTAGTTTTTACCGGAAGGTTCATGATCGACGGTGAACACATGGTTCGCAGTTTGCTGATTGACGCAGCTAGGGAACATGGATATGTTGTTGGTAGTTCGGTTACGCGAAGCACCGATTTCCTTATTATTGGGGATACTGGTCGCCACGGTAACACCCGCAAGATCAAGGCCGCGACAGACTTGGGTGTGAAAGTCATGACCGCACAGATATTCTGGCACCTGTTATGAGAACGCTAGAACCATTGAAGTCTATCGATGAAAAGAGGCTGACGTTGATTCGGTTTTTGTCGAAACTAAAACACGGGCGGGACGGAGAGCCGTTAGACCCAGAGGAAAAGGATTACGTGATGGCGAACATCGAAAAGCTGGAAGTCGATATAGCGGAGCTTGAGGGTGCAAAGGTATGATTCCCAAAAACGAACGTTGCGATATGATTATCAGAATGGATATTGATCGACGCAAACTGATCCGAGAAATCAAGAAATCGATTAAGCCGTACCTGCATGAAAGTGGGTATGTCAATACATTGCTTGCTACCTTTGGGAGCTACAAGAGTGGTGAGAAGGAAGGCCAAGCCATAGCCAGAAAGAATCAGAACTTCGACTTTGAAATTGAAGGGTTTACGCAGGATGGCGTTATTGTCGATCACTATTGCGCGATAGTCACTAGAGATTACAAGACGTTGGGATTGCGCGAGTTAGATTGGGTGTACATGGTTGCTTCCGATGCTCATTGGGGGAAGACATTAAAATGATTGAACCGAAGTACCCCGACATACTGGTGAATTTGAAGGCGGGCCAGAACGGGCCGATTCCAACTGTCCGGCTGAACCTATGCTGGAACGGGGTATCGAAGGCGGAGCAGCGCGAGTTCGTTGAGGAAGCTACGAAAGCAACTGACCGAGTTGGGATGCTGAATGTAATGAGGAAGTGGGTAACGTTGTACCATGAGCCACCTTAGAAAGCTGAAGGATAGGTATCTGGACGGTGAGATAGAATTGAAGGTCAAGGAGCCAGAGAATCCGGTAATTGACCCAACGACTGCGTGGGAATTGAAGCACGGGGTCAAGTTGTATGACGGGGAGGAGCCCCCGTGGGAAGTAGACGAGTGAAGAGTGGAGGTTAAGATGGATATTTATTTAGCGTACCGATTAAAGAAAGGAGTGGGCGGTTGGGACACCCTGAACGACTTGAAAGTTAAGGGCAGGATTCATGTCGAACAGGCGATACATGAACTGTACCTCAGTTGGGAAGACAACCCCGAAATGCAAGCCAAGATTTTGATTGAGTTGGAACTGGGCTTCGATACTGAACATGTAGCCGAGACAGGCTTCGATAGATTATTGTCGTCAAACTATTTGCAGAGGGAATACGCGAAGGCGATGATTAAGCAGACCAGATTTTTCGACCTGTCGGTTTACATCGAGGTACGGAAAATGGCGAACAGATATTATTTGGTTCCGGTTTGTGGCGGGTTGTTAAGCAAGACGCTGGATTTCATGGAAAACGACAGACGACTGGAACAGTACGGATATTGGGAAGGCGAGGACGCCAAGCCCGAGGATGTATCGACACAGGCATGGTTCGGCAGGAAGAAGGTGTGGGCCAAGTTGTTAGACAAGAAGAACGGCTACTACGCCAACGTCCACAATTATCTGATCGTTGATATATGCAGTATGCATACGTTTGATGTAATTGACCCGCTGATGGTGGGTCAGGCAATAACGGAGGAAGCATGATATGGCTGAGTGGCTAGGACAAGACAAATCACACGAACCCGCCTACGAGGATGGGATGAATAACATGGGGAAGCCGATCCCCGACTTTCGACGCGAGAATGCTTATCAAGATTGCAAGGCGATGGGGCTAGGCTCTGCTGATGCGATGGCTGCTGTCAGTGAGACTGCCGAGCAATTGGAACGCGACAAGCCTTACGAAGCCCAAGGCCGAGCGATGAAGTATCTTGATCTGACTGGCATGTACCGACTGTTCGCAGTTCTGCTGATAAGCCCAGAGGTGAAGAAGTCATGAGCGCAGATAAAAAGATATCGGTAGCGATGAAAAAAATTGCAAAGCACCTTGACGAGTATTTGGAAGAGATTGCGGGGGAGCGTATGGCGTTCAGCTTGGTAGTGTTTAACGTGGAACCAAATTCCAGAATGAGCTACGTATCGAACTGCAAACGCGAGGAAGCACATGCTGCGCTAAAAAGTCTGGTCATGGGGTGGGAAAAAGGAATGCCCGATATCCCTGCTCATGAGTTAGACGGATGAGTTTCTGGATGGCAGCTCTGTTGACTTGGATTATCGGTGGGCCGATCTGGGCAAGGTATTCGAAATGGGTTCGTCCGAGTGAGTCTACCAAGAAGAGCGACAGGAACAAGCTAATCCTGCTGATGGTATTTGGTGGGCCGCTACTTTGGCTGTTTGCCATAATTATTGTGGCGGTGAGAAGATGGGCAAGGTAGACGATGTGAGGGGTGCGCTTGTTTTTAAGTTCGATGAATACTCTTGGTACAGGAATTGTCTGGATTTCATAGAAGAGAAGTGTGGGAAATCTGGGGTTGTCGGGGATGAGGTATTGGGTGCTGATGGTAAATGGACAATCAAGATTGATGCTGTACAGGTCTGGGTATTGCGCCCGAATTCGATGGGGGAAATTATACCTGTAATCGAATACTATGAAGGAGTGAAGCAATGAGGATGCTGTACAATGCTTAGAACCATGAGCAAAGACATAATGCTAGACCTTGAAACGTATTCAGTTGTGTACAATTCGGTTGTGGTGGCTATCGGTGCTTGTCGGTTCGATATCAGTTCAGGAATCATTGGCGAGCACTTTTACGTGAACGTAGATAGCGTTGACTGTGAGGCTCATGGACTGGTTACTGACCAAGCCACGTTACGTTGGTGGGCTCAGCAAGAAAAGGCCGCTAGGGACGCGCTGAAGACGCCTGTACCGATAGGACTGAAGGCGGCATGTTTGCAGTTCAGGGAGTGGGTGAAGGTCATGCCCGGAAAGAACTATCGGTTGTGGGGTAATGGCGTGGGATTCGATAACGTAATACTGCGAAATGCCTTTAATGCGGTAGATGTTAAGTTCCCCGTTGCGTTCTGGAATGACAGAGATGTGAGAACGATAGTCGCCCTGAGCCCGAAGGGTATCAAGTCGAATGTGGTGAGGATGGGAACCAAGCACAACGCTTTGGATGATTCGATTTTTCAGGCCAAGTACACCGCTGAGATATACAAACGATTGAGGAATTAGAATGCAAAAATTCGGTTTTAGCAACACGACAGATTATCAGGACTTCTTGGAGGACGTTGAAAGGGTGATTGAGCCCCACGATGCAGTGGGTGTGGACTCGCAGAAACTGACGGTGAGCATATCGCAGCACTTGCTTGACTTGTATCAGGAAATAGAGGCAGCGCGGGTTAACAGGAATGGTTGGGTTATCTGAAAAATAATGTGAAATTAATTGCAATCAGTATTTGACAAACTGCTATTTATCGACGATAATTATAATTCAACATTTTTCTAACGGAGTGTAAAAAATGTCTGCAAATATTACTGGAACGCTAGTTGTTGGGAACGAAAGATTCAGTACAACGATTTATTCCCCAGTACGCGATGTAAACCACGCAGGACGTTCAATCCGCAGTGGCCTTATCAGGTGGTTTCCGAAGGAAGAGGTGGGTCATTTGGTAATTGAGGAACATTCGACCGAAGGCCAAAAGGAGTGGAGGTTATTCATTCAATGAGTAACTCGATTTACCACTTTGGCACCAAGAAAACCGAGGGCAACGCTGAGATGGTTGACCTGCTCGGAGGGAAGGGTGCGAATCTAGCCGAAATGGTTAAGATGGGCATACCGATCCCGCCCGGATTCACGATTACGACAGAAATGTGTATCGCCTATCAAAAGGAATCCGATAAAAACTACTTCATGGATATGCTGATGAAGAGTCATGTAGCCCCCGCAGTGATCGAACTGGAAAAGTATTTCGGCTACATGCCGATGCTGAGTGTCAGGTCAGGTTCGCGGGTATCGATGCCGGGAATGATGGACACCATTTTAAATGTGGGCATGAGTAAGGCTACGCTAGAATTCTGGACAGAAAAGCTGGGCGAAAGGCCAGTGCTAGATTGCTACCGTAGGTTTCTTCAAATGTACGGCGTAACAGCCGGAGGAATAGCCGCTGAGAAATTCGAGCAACGGTTGAACTGGGTTCGAATCTGTAAGTACGGCATGAGTGAGCTGCCAGAGTCAGACGCACAGTTCAGCCCGAAGCACCTTGAACGGCTGATCGATTATTTCGAAGAGCTGTACGAAAAGGAGGATGTACAGATACCAGTCACCCTGAACGATCAACTGCAAAGCTCGATTAAGGCAGTGTTCGAATCGTGGGACAACCCGAGAGCCAAGAGTTATCGCAAGATGAACGGATACTCAGATGATTGGGGCACCGCAGTCAACATTCAGGTAATGGTTTTTGGAAATGCGAATGATGAATCGGGCTCGGGCGTGTTGTTTAGCAGGGACAAGGCAACAGGTAATAATTTCCCGATTGGCGACTACGTAATCAATGGTCAGGGAGAGGATGTGGTAGCTGGAATAGTGCCTACGATAGACATTGAGGAAATGGTTAACTGGGATAACTCGTCCTACTATGAATTGTTGCAGGTCGCTGGCAAATTGGAGCACAAGTACAAGGACATGCAGGAGGTAGAATTCACGATTCAGGACGGTGAGCTGTTCATTTTACAGACACGAACCGGGCTGAGAACATCGACAGCGGCATTCAGAATCGCAGTTGATATGGTCAAGGAAGGACTCATTACAAAAGACGAGGCACTCAAGCGAGTGTCTCCCAAACAGTACGTGGCATTGAACAAGTTAGCTATCGACCCAGACTTCAAGGTGAAGTCGGATGGTCAAGGAATCCCAGTAGGAGGAGGGGTTGTATCGGGAGTCGCAGTATTCACATCGGACGCAGCAATGCTAGAGATTGAGGATTGCATCCTGATCAGGTATGAGACAACGCCCGAAGATATTGAGGGCATGAAAGCAGCCGTAGGGATATTGACCGCAACAGGCGGGAAAACGTGCCACGCAGCAGTTGTTGCGGGGGGCATGGATAAAACGTGTGTTGTAGGCTGTACACAAATGGTGGGAAGCCCACTGAAACAGTGGGTAATCGGTGGAAAGACTATCCTGCCGGGAACGCTGGTAACGATTGATGGAGCCACGGGCAACATCTGGGTAGACGTAGATGTACCGCTTGTTGGCGGGAACGGCAGCGAGTACGCCGAAGAGATGATGGAATGGGCCTCAGAGTCAGAGGGCTACGTAGAGCGAGTAATGGTCAAAGAGGAAGCTGACCTGAAAACGCCACGCAAGCAATTGTATATTGACACTGTGGCTATCGAGGATGACCCGAAAGGGCTGAGTAAGGTTCTCGGGTACTTGAAGAAGACGAAGTTGGATGTCGTGTACATCGATCTTCGGACAAAGTACGATTATATGGAGGGCGAGGATATTGTATTGTGGGGGGCATTCGGGCAAGAGATAAGTCCAGCCCCACTGCTGCTTGCTAAGATAGACGCACTGCTGACAGCATCGCTCTCTAAGGCGGTAAAGAAAAAGGTAATACTCTTCATACCCGCCTACGCTTTGAAGTCTCAGGTGGAATCTCTGAAGGCTGAGGGGTATGCAATAGCGAGTCAGGTTGATACGATAGCAGACCTGCTGAGTTCAGATGGAATTGTTGACTTGACCAAGGAATTCGAGGAATCAGTCGGGGGAATCGTGGCAATGAAGAAATTGATTAAGCTGTATGAGGACGCAGGGAAGGAACTTCAGAATATGCCGAAGGCAGTCAGTAAACGCCGCAGAATGTTTGACATACTAGGCGGCGGTGAGTAAAGTCATGCAATCAATTGCAACAGAAATCTCGATGACGCAGACACTGCCGCTGTTCGAAAAAGAAGCTTGCCCGCATTGTGGTGGTTTTAGCTGGTACGAAGAGAACGATGTGGAGGTAGTTCAACGCTGCGTATGTGGGTATTTGGGCTACATAGTCCAGAAGACGAAGGACGCTGTAATTGTGCGGGTAATGCCTGAGAACAAGGTACGATTGCCAAGAGCAGGTACTAGGTTATCGAAGTGTTTTGGTTATGTGTCAGGTATGCACCCAGAAGAAGTAACGACAAAGGATGTTGCAGACTACACGGAGGTAAGCCTGAGCGATATTGCTGGGCAGCTAATGGTTTTACGGCACCGTGGTTTTATTGAAATCACGAAAGAGGGAAGAGGTGTGCCGGGTGGAAGTACTTGGAAATTAACACACAGAGCGATAAAGAAATTGAATTTGAAGCACGGAGGTTAATGAGATGGCTTTAACAGTAGGAATTGTGCAAGGCGGTGCCGTGTACATAAATGACACGAAAATCACTGTAGAAACGATCATGCATTCGTTGAGCTTTAAGGTAATGGTTCACGCTGCATCGATGAATCATGTTTTTACGATCAATGACCGGAAGGCGACAGAGGTGTTGCCCAACGTAATGATTAGCGCAGGGAATAAGGGAAGTTCGGAAATGGTGAAGGTGGTGATCGATGCCCCCGCGCACATGAAGATACTGCGTGAAAAGCTTTATCTGGAAGCACAGCCGGATGCAGTATCAGGTTAGCCAGTTAGTCGCCAATTACGCACGTAGTTTAGGATTGTGCGATGAGGATACTACCGCTGTTGCACTGAAGATTTCCCAGATGGTTCGGGAGTCGGCGCACATCACGCACCCTGTTGGAAACCGTAGGTACGAAGAGTGGTTGTTCAAGGTTGAGAACAACGAAGTACTGCGGGTGCACCTTATTACATGTCCCGTTTGTGAGGACAGGAAGCGGATAACAGTCAGCGACATTTGCGAGAAGTGCGATGGTGCGGGTTGTCCTGCTTGTAGGAATAGAGGCGATCATGAGAAGATGATTCCATGCCCGCATTGTACAGGAAATCAGCATTTGACAAACTAGTACATAACGACGATAATACATTATTACTAATTCACGGAGGTAGCAGTTGAAAAATCCAAAAGGCTTCATGCCTGTAATCATTGGAGAGGTTGTCCACATTTTAATGGGTGGGCCGTATCGCAATAAGCCATTGCACTTCAAAGGTGTGAAGATGGCTGTTGAGATATATGATCCGTGCGCCATAGATATTCCGACTCGGGACTTCAATGTACCTGATGAAACGGTTTTATTGAGGGGAGTGGTTGAGGGCTTTGTCCGTATGCTACGAGGGCAGCATTTATACGTGGGCTGCATGGGTGGGATAGGCAGAACTGGCTTGTACATGGCAGCGATGGCTAAGGTAATGTTCGTAGCTGGTCTTATCGATGAGCCACCGATTGAGTATGTGAGAAAGTACTACATTCCACACGCAGTCGAGACCACGCAACAGATTCAGTACATCAACAATTTGGAGGTTGATGTAATAGCCAAGTGGCTGATGACCAAGTAGATTGCAATCAATTGCAATTACTATTTGACAAACTACACCAGTGCGCTATGCTTAATGTACCATCATATTAACGGAGTGAATTAGATGACTGACGATTTCGAATCATTTTGTATTGCAGCCCACCAGAAACGGGTTGACCATTACACCGATTACTGTAAGAGCAATGATCGCCCGCCGACCATCGCGGATGCAATTGCAATCTTTGGATTTTGCAAAAAAGACGTTAAGCCAATTGTTGAAGATACGATTAAGGCCATTGCCGAATCGACGGAGTGGGATTGATGTATAGTTTGGAAAAAGACACGCTGGCGTACCAGTTGAAGTCGAGACCGGGAACGTTGTATCGAGATATGAGCGATGTGAATGTCGTGAATGTAGCGAAAGCGGTAACTCAATTCATGAACCTTGACCACGAAAGCGATACGAAGCCGGAAGTCGATGCGCTGTGGTTTTACCTTACCAATCATGCAGTAGCCGATGTAAGAGCGAGGTTCGATGAACACGAACCGCTGGGAGAATTCCTGCCCCTGATCGAAGAGTATCACAAGGTATTGAACCTGAAGACAGTACGGATGTTCTATTACCTGTTGATGATCTGTTCGCGAGAAGCAAGGCACATGCACGGCGACACGATCAAGGCAGATTTGGGCACAATGATAAGCCCGCCATTCCAGAAGTTCATCGATACGATAGCGGGGAAAGGTTCTGATGGAGCCGTTGATAGCTTTAAAAATGGGCCACCCGTTATGCCGATAGGAGATTACACCCGAGGGCTAGTTCATTGCTTCGATAACGGTAGTTGGTCACACGGATATGGTGGCAAGGCATGGGGCAAGGTAGCGCATTGCCTGAACGAATTTATACATGGTCGGTATTCCGCAGAGATGATGATGGATACGGCCTTCACGCTTTCTCATAATAACGGGCCGATTTTTAACAAGGCCATGTTCTACGCAAATTACAACAAGCATCAGTTGCTGAAGATTTTGGACGTACAACGCTCGGGACAGATACCGCAGATGATTGCCAACGTTGAATCGCCATACGTCCACGCAGATCACACAATCTTTCAGGAGAAGGCGGGGAAATTGTTAGGGGCAACATTTAAAGGGTACGTTGATTGGTATCTGGTTGAAGACCTTGGAAGTGAAAATAATTATCCGAGTGAGAAAGAGGCCCAGAAAACAAAGCATGGTTTACCTGCCAGCATCCAGAAAAAGCAGATGCAGGAGCAAAAAGTGAAGTTGATGAAGGAAATGCAGGAAGCCAAGAAAAAGGCAGATGAAGAAGCCGAATGGCTGATCGTAATGCCCGGAGTCAAAGTTAAGAAAATTCAAGTTAGGATACACGGAGAAGCCACATGAAGAAAAAGATTCAGTCACTGAGCGAATACGTTAAGGAAAAGGGCGCACCGAAAGCCAAGGCCAAGAACAAGCCGAAAGAGCCGAAGAAGTTTGCTTCGCAGCGTTGTTTTCACACGCATCCGGCTCTACCGATTAAGGATGGGCTGGTGGTATATGGCGGTAGCTGTAGTACCCCCGTAGTCAAGGACGCTGATATCTATGTGGGCTTCGATTGGGGCATGGGGTCGTTCTCGCAAATGTACCCGTGGCATGATGGAGAGGCGTTCCTCTTTAAGATCGCTGATATGGGTGTGCCAAGCAATGTTGCCGAGTTCAAGCTGATGATTCATTACATCGCTGAGAACATCGAGGCAGGGAAGAAGGTGCACATGGGTTGTATCGGTGGGCACGGTAGAACCGGATTAGTAATGGCTGCGTTGATCAAGCACATGACTGGCGAGGTAGACGCAACGAATTATGTACGAAAGCACTATTGCAAAAAGGCAGTGGAGTCGGCAAAGCAGATCGACTGGCTGCACAAGAATTTCAAGATCAAGAAGGTGAAGCCCGCCAAGACGTATAGCACTGTGGGATTCAGCCAAAGTCCGGGCCAGCAGAGTTTGTGGTACGAGGACAAGTACAACGTAATGAAGTCACAGTCGAGCCGCGACACATCGGATATGTTGGATAGCGACAAGCAGATTCATCATATACCAGTATCGGGCAGCGTCTGGGGTAGCAACCGAAAGAAATAACATTTGACAAACTAGTAGATAGTGGAAGATAATATGTGTATAGTTTTAATTCACGGAGGTAGTTGAAATGTCAATATCAATAGTATCGAAAGACCCGAAACAGGTACTCGATGCGTTTGGAATCGCGCCGAGTCTGATCAAGAAAATGGGTCACGCTGGGATATCAGTTGAACTGAAGCCCGGCTCCATCATATTTCACAGCCTGATTAAAGATGAGCACCTGAAAGTGCCTGTCGTATCGGGAGCCGTGTCAATGGCACTCGGGGGTAAATTGGGAGCAGCATCGAAAGCGTCAGTCGCGTACAACATGACGAAGGCTATCCATACGCTGCTGAAGCCAATAGACCTGAATGAACAGTCAGCAATAGAGGTAGCAGCTCAGGCGGTAACGGATTTTGGTAAAACGATAGAGAAAATGAAACCGCAGAAGGTGGCTGCGACAGCGGCTGAGGTAGCTAAGCAAATAGTGAAGAAACCAATTTTTGAAGAAGACGATATAGCTCAAGACTTTGATGCGGCAAATCAAGAGTATCACGAACAGGCTGCACAGATGCATCCCTCAGAAACGGATGAAGTCCCTATACCATCACACCCTGCTGGGCCATTGGCAGCTTTAAAAATGACACCAGTGAATCTGGATTTAGCTGATTGCATGTACCAACCAGTTAAGGCCACGACAGGTAGTTCGATCTATCATGTTATAGCAATGGCTACGGGGTTGCAGATAGCAGTTCGGCACAAAGGTTCGACGCTATCGCTCAGGGTCGCAGGGGATTTGAAGAAGTATAAGGACAGGCTTTCAGCGGCAGGATTCGGGTTGGGTAATCTGAACAAAGGCTACCTGTCAATCCACATGGAGGTTGAGGACGATGTGCTAGCAGCCAAGACTGTAGGAGCCCTGATTGTGGGAACACAGATACCGATGCTGACTCAGGTGCCTGACCTGTCATTGATCAAAGGAAAAGGAGTGTAAGCATGGCATTATCAGCACAGGCGTTTTTGGATATCGATATCAACAGCATGTTCGAGGCGGGAACGCTATTGGAAGGGTTGTCTGAGGAGAAGGTGATTTGGATATGCCAAGAAAGAACGCAGCACCCTGATCGCGGCACAGAAGTCGCGGTATTTGGTCTGTACTTCATGGATATAGAAATTGGCAGGATTCGCGGAGAGCTGTTGAGCGACACTTACATAAACTGGAAGCAATTACAATGAAAGTAGCGATAGAAGACATTCTGAACCCGATTGCGGATATGGCTCAATGTTCGTTTGGATTCAATGCAAAGACGCAGGTGATATCCGGCAGAAAGGATGTGAAAATTGACCTGATGGATAAAGCGTCAATAATAATGCGGGTTCAGGTAGTATCGTCATTCATCAACTCGAAGACGCAGCAAGCCGGAGTGCTGTTGCATATAGGAGGGAATCTGTATCTGCTGATCGCGCACAACAAGAAAGCCGACACCGTATCGGCCTACATAATCAGCAGGGCGATGCTGGGAGTGAAGCCGAAACAGCTTGTAGACTATCTGCCAAGAACGTGTAATATTAAGACAGCGGTGGGCAAGTTAGTTAAGGGAGTGAAGAAAGCGTACATGAAAAATTCGCAAGAACACGATTGGGAAGAATTCGACATTGGCATAACTGCCAAAGAAGATGACTAGATTAGTCCTGTGGGGGGATTCAACCACTGAGGTATTTAAAAAGATCGTAGAATCTGCGGTTGCCAATCTCGATATCGAAATCAAACGAACACAGGTATATGGAAAGCTACCGCAACTGAAAGATGATGATGTGTGTCTTGGTTTTGGAACTAAGGCATTAGAGGTATTGCAAGAAGCAGGACTGGCTGTAAAGAACAAGGGGATGGGCAGTCTGAGAGAAACCGAATTTCCAGTAAACAATGGCAAAGCAGTTTTCCTGTTGACGTTTGACCCGTCAGTTATCATGCACGACTACGCCAGAAAGCCAGAAATCCAGTGTGATGTGAGACTAGCAATACGCCGAGTATTGACTGGCTCGTTGTCGCCAAATATCGGGAAGTACAGATACGTAGAAAACCTTGATCATGTAGTGGATTTTGTCAAGAGCAGGTATGAGGTCACGAAGAAGGCTGTCCCTGTGGCTGCTGACCTTGAAACGATGGGATTAGTACCCTACGCACCGGAGGTCAAGATCGTATCGCTATCGATCACGTACAAGGCTGGGCATTCTGATGTGTTGTACGTGCTTGACGGTGTGATAATGGGTGTAATCAATCAGATACGATGGTTGATGACCACTGACAAGGTAATCACTCGCTGGGCCAACGGTAAGTTCGACAAGAGTTGGATGAAATGCCTGTGGGACATTGAATGCACGAATCATAAATTCGATACGATGCTTGTAGGGTCATTGCTGGATGAGAATCGTAGTAACACGCTGAATCTCCACGCCAAGATTTATACGAAGATGGGCGGTTACGACGACGAGTTCAACAAGACCTACGATAAAGCACACATGGAACTGGTTCCGAAGGATGATCTGCTGCCGTATGCCGGGGGCGATACTGACGCTTGCTATCGGACAGCGACTGTATTGAGGAAGGAGCTGGTAAAGGACAAGCGGCTGACTAAGTTCTATACGAAATTGTTGCAGCCAGCCAGTCACGTATTTGCCAAGCTGGAACATCGCGGCATGTTGGTCAATGTGAAAGAGTACCAGCGGCTGCGGGTAGAAGTAGCGGCTAAGGTTGAAGAATTGGAGGGAGCAGCTTTCAGCATGATGCCACGTAGGATGAGGCTCAAGTATTTAGATAATCTGTCCCTGACCCGTGACGTTATCCTGCGGGAATTCCTGTTCACGAAGCGGGGATTGAACCTGACACCAGAAATGTTCACGCCAAAGCCGGACAAGGATGGGAATCCCAGACCCGCATGTTCGATTAAGCACCTTGAAATGTTTCAGGATGTGCCCGAGGCTCAGGAATTTGTAGCGATATTGAAGGAGCATGGGTCAGCGAAGAAAACGCTGGGCACGTACATCGATGGGTTTCTCAAGCATCTGAGGCCAGACGGTAAATTTCATCCAACGTTCAACTTGCACCGAGGAGAGTACGAGGGGGACGGTAAGGAATCGGGTGCAGTGACAGGCAGGACGAGTGCCAAAGACCCCGCAGTTCAGACGATCCCAGAACATACGATCTGGGCCAAGCCATTGAAGAAGGTTTACATTGCGCCGAAGGGCATGGTAATCCTGAATGTGGATTTCCAACAAGGTGAGCTGAGGATATGCGCTTGCGTGGCGAATGAGCCCACGATGATCGAGGCGTACAAGAACGACATTGATTTGCACAGCGTAACCGCTGCTAGGTTAGCGGGCTATGAGTTTGAGGAATTCATGAAATTGCCCGATGAGCAGAGAGAGCATTATCGATACGGCGGGAAGGCCGGAAACTTCGGACTGATCTACGCAATGGGATGGGCAGGATTTCAGGCATACGCTCGATACACGTATGGCTTGATACTGAGTGACGAGGAAGCTCAGGAATTTCGAGAGGGGTTTTTCCAACTGTATGAAGGTCTGATCGACTGGCACAACCAAAGCAAGGACTATGCACATGCTAACGGCTTTGTCAGGTCGCCTCTAGGCCGCATTCGCCACTTGCCCCTTATCAACACCTATGATAACGAAGTACGAGCGAAACAGGAACGTCAGGCGATCAACAGCCCTATCCAATCAACGCTATCTGATATGGCTATGTTAGCAATGGTTGAATTAGATCGTCAGTTCCCTGAGCTGTGGATGTTCCTAATGACGCACGATAATCTAGCAATGTACGTCCCAGAACATAAGGCAGTGGAGTGGGCAGTTAAGGTCAAGGATGTAATGGAAAACCTTCCGATTAAGCAATTCGGATGGAAGCCGCAACTCAGTTTTCCGGTAGATGCGAAGGTCGGGCACAATTTGGGTGAGTTAGAAAAAGTGGTGTTTATGGGTGATTAATAGCAAAAAGTAATGGTTTTTATCCGTTTTTGCTCAGTTTTGTAGTAATTAATAAAATGTAGTTGTATAGTCAGGGCTAGATTGCAATCAATTGCAAGAGGTCTCTAGCATGACAGTCACGGTAACAAAGAAAGGCGGGCCAGATGATGAGGTCGGCATGGCGTTAGGTGTGCAGAACACCGCAATGGTCTCTGCAACTTTTGTTAAGAAAACGCCACTAAAAAAGGCAGAAAGGGAACTGCTCGATTCCAACGCCCTGACTATAGTTGATCAATTCAATGAGGCTGATTTCGACCCAGCTAAAAATCCGAAAGCAGCCGTAATAGCTCCGCCTTTCGATATGATTTTCTTGGGAAGGTTGATTCAAAATAACAACGCACTAGGTCAATGCATTGCCGCGATGGAAGTAAACATCGACGGTACTGGGTACGAAGTAGAACTGGCTGACGATACAGCGGAGACCGACGAAGAAGATGAAACGGGTGAAGGAATCAAGGATTTCTTCGATGAAGTATTTCCCGGTGAGTCGTTCATCACGCTGAGGCGTAGATTGCGGGTTGATCTGGAAAGTGTGGGCAATGCGTATATTGAAGTGCTGAGGTCAGTGAAAGGGGACATAACTTTTTTGAAATGTCTGCCAGCAGCGTCAGTACGAATTATCCGGTTAGATGATCCAGTACCTGTGACGAGGGAAGTAGAGCGATTCGGGGAAGTGGATACCATCACCATGATGATGCGTGAGCGCAGGTTCGTGCAAAAGTTCGGGAGTCGGTTGGTTTACTTCAAGGAATTTGGAAGTAGCAGGGATTTGGATAAACTGACTGGGTTGTGGGCTGAAGAAGGTGTGACATTGCCTGCTTTGCAGAAGGGCACTGAATTAATCCATCTGACCACGAATACGTTGTTCGGAACTCCGTATGGTATTCCCCGCTGGATTCCGCAAGTACCGTCTGTGCTGGGCTCACGAAAAGCCGAAGAGCTGAATCTTGATTTCTTCAACGCTGGTGGATTACCGCCTGCATTGATTATGATTCAGGGCGGTAGCATGGTTGAGGAAGTGCGTAAGCAGTTGCAGTCGTATCTGACAGGCAAGGGCAACAGCAAACACCGGGCTGCAATCATTGAAACGTTCTCGACTAGTGGTAGCCTTGATAGTGCAAGCGGCGGGGTCAGGGTAACGGTTGAGAGATTTGGATCAGAACGTCAAAACGATTCGATGTTTGAGAATTATGATGCGAAGTGTGAAAAGAGGGTACGTGCATCATTCAGACTACCGCCATTATTTGTAGGTAGGGCGGAAGAATATAACTTCGCCACAGCTTTTGCATCGTATGCAGTTGCCGAGGCACAGGTGTTCCAGCCAGAGCGCACAGAATTTGATGAAATGATTAATGTAACGATTATGAAGGAGATTGCGCCGGATTATATCTTCAGATCGTTGCCGTTAAATATCAAGGATGTAACGAACCAGCTCAAAGGTCTTGATATGGTTAAGGAGCAAGTAGATGGTTCCATGCTTGTAACCGCAGTCAATGAAATAGTTGATACGAATCTGAAACCGAAGGAAGGGGTGGATGATCCAGAACCAACTGATCCAAATCAAGTAGTAGTTCCCGGTGGGGCTACGGCCCCGAGAGCAGGTGCTCCGATACCTAGCGGCTTGCCTGCTGCACCGATTAGTGCCCCAGTTACAATGCAGCAAAAGATGGACGCAGAGATGTTGCTTGAACTGGCTTCAGATTGGGCAGCGTATTCCGCTGGGGATTTGGAATTGGAGCAGGAAAGCGTCGATGTGATTTCGGATATAGTCAAGCAGTTGGATGCTAGTCAAAGAGGTCTGTTCGATAGCTACGTAACAATGCGTATGATGTCAGGCTTCGATTATGACCGTGAAGGCATTACGGAATTGTGTTCTCACGCCACAGAAATCTTGAATAAGGCTTCTCATCCCCGGACAGGTCGTTGCCCTCCCGGTCAGCATCGGAGTAATGGTAGATGCGTACCTAATAAGACTGCTACGGAAAAAGCAGAGCATGGCTTCATTGCAGACGCATTCCCGCTTGTTAAAGTAGGAGACCTGACTGGAATAGCCGGGAATGCCGAAGGGGGTGACTCGCATACGCATGTTTGTGAGGAAGGCGGTATGACTTCAGAAGATGGAGATAATCCACACAGGCATACGTGGGAATCAGACTGGTTGATAACCGGAATCACGAATGAGCACAGCCATTCACTAGCGATGCCTTGATGTGGCAGTTTCCGTTGAAAGTTTCCTTGCACTTGAGGAGTCTCTTTCTCAGAGGCTGAGGAATTCGTGGGCTCGGGTATTAGCCCCGATTGCCCGCAAGATAGATACTGCTGTGAAGAAGGGAGATTTCACGCTCGCCTATGCACTAGCCCAGACCATCGATATGACCCCCGTTGTAGAGAGAAACCGAAAGTTCATTGAGCTGGTTGGGATGGGCTCGATTTTGTTCGGCACATCCCAGATGGGTGCTCCGGGGGATTCATCGTTTGTTGGTGAGCCAAAGCCTGAGCAGTTGGAGAAGGCAGTGGATGTCATGGTAATGATTGTCGCAGATAATGGGACTGCTGAGGCAAGGGAAACCGCTGAGAGAATGATAGGCTCGGAGGAAGACAGGTTGAAGGAAGAATCGCAACAGGTTGAGAAGCAAGAACCGATACAATTTACAAAGGCATTTTTTTCTAATGTAAAGCGCAATGGGGATGCGTTCATAGATATAGGCTCTAGCCAGCATACGTCACGATTGGCTAGCTGGGGCTTCACCACAGAGGCTGAGGTACTGGGTATCACGACCTACACGGTATCAGAGCAACTGGACAGCAGGACTTGTCCTGTTTGTAGGACAATGCACGGTAAAGAGTTCTCCGTAAAACAGGCAAAGGCCAAGCTGGAAGATCAGTTGAGCGTAGAGAATGCAGATGACCTGAAATCAATAGCCCCGTGGCCCAAACAAGATAAGGCATCGATGGCCGATTTGAAGAGCCTGTCGAATCAGCAGATAGCTAATAAGGGTTGGGATACGCCGCCGTATCATCCGCTGTGTAGAGGCATTCTTGTAACGAATGTAACGGGCGTAACGACAGTTGAAGAAGCCCCACCGCGACCAGAGTTTTCTGGCACCCTTGAATTCGAAGCAGCAGATGAGGCTCAGAAATACTTTGCCCCGAGAGTTTCGACATTTGCTGCCACCCTGACTGAGGGACAGACAGCTCAGGTGGCGTTGTATCAGAAATTCGGACACAAGCAAATGAACAGGACTCTACGTAGAGGTACGTTTGCTGAGGCTACCAGTGGGGCTGCACTGACTGAAGCGCAAGTGAATTCAAGCATATCGAGTTTGAGTAAATCGATTACGAAATCCCCAGCGTTGGATAATGACACGATTGTATGGCGTGGACTGGAAAAGCGGAGCACGTTCACGGGGGCAATGAAGCTGCGAGTAGGGGCTATCATTGAGGACAAGGGATTTACTTCGGTTGGGATGGCACAGGAATCTGTAGGCGATTTTCTTAGCGGGACATCTGGTGCGATCATGAAGATACGACTACCGAAAGGCACAAGAGCATTGAACCCCGACGAGTATCACTGGTAGTGGCGCAAGCGAGGCTGAATTGATTCTACAGAAGGGTACAAAATTCAGGGTAATCAGGGTTGGAACTATGGATGTGAACGCTCCCCGCGCAGGAGGAGAAATCAATATACCGTTCTTCGAATTAGAAGTGGTTGAGAATATAGCCCTGAGTGAAGGAGTGAGCAAGCTCTCGGTTAGTAAAGCCACTGTGGGCTTCGACTTGAAGTACAATTGGTCAGTAGACGATGTGATTGTAACCAACAACGAAGAAGCCGAAGACGAAACGTAATTGCAATTGATTGCAAATTATTTTAAAAAAGTTGGTTGCAATTGATTGCAATCAAAAATTGGAGGGTGTAGCCTTCTAAAACATGGAAGTGCGTTTACGAAAATTCGATGATGAATTGCAGGTTGTGTACGGCGAAGTTTATGCCCCCAACGTGCCAGATTCGCAAGGCGATTTCATGACCATCGTTGAAGTCCGTAAAATGGCGCACAAATTCTTAGAAAGTCAACGTGTCACGAAAGTCGATACGAACCACGATAATGTAGAGAATGGATCATGCGTAGTTGAATCATTCATAGCGAGAGCCGAAGACCCTGATTTCATTGAGAATTCTTGGGTTGTGGGCGTTCACATAGTAGACGGGGCTATATGGTTAAAGGTCAAGTCTGGTGAATTGAATGGTTTTTCCTTTGAAGCAATGGTCATGTCGCGAGCGAAAGAATTAGAGCTTGAGGTTCCCGATGAAATAGTCGGGGTAACGTCTAAAGCCGAAGACCACGAACACGAATTTATAGTTATCATGGATGATGACGGAAATTTTGTCGGAGGAAGAACCGACATTGTAAACGGTCACTTTCATTCGATACTGAAAGCGACTGTAACCGAGACTAGCATGGGACACGCCCATCGCTATTCGTTTGTAGAGGAATTGATCGGTGCCGAATCGTAAAATTACTATAGCTGGTAAAGCGTTGGAAGATGCCGATGTAAATTTCATTTCCTTAGTGTCCCGTCCTGCGAATCGCATTCCATATCGGATTTTGAAAGCAGAAGATATACCCGAAACTAAAACGGAGAGTGTCATGAAGCACCTGAATAAATTGTTTAGCCGTAAAATTGATAGCGACTCAGCTTCTGGCACGATTGTCGCTGCCGTTGTAATTACAAAGGCGGATTCCGAAGCCATGATTGAAACGCTGAAACCTACCGGGATACTGGTAGATAACATCGTTGAGGAAGATGACTTGCTGGTTCTGAAGCAGATTGACTTCGAGGAAAGCGAGGTCGAGGCATACCGTATCAACGATCAGGTAGTCTTACTGCTGAAGCAGTTTGACCCGTTCCCAGAAACCACTGACTTCAGCACGAATGTTGAAACGTCTGGTTTTCTGCCGGGAGTCCACATCGCAACCGATGCGTTGATGGACACCATTCGAAATATTATTTTCGATGCCCGTAGCCCTGAAGAAGCGAAGACAGCAATGAAAACCGCTGTCAGCTCTTATGGTAAATTCATTAATCGACTGGCAGATAATCTGCCGGAAGTGGCCTTCAAGATCGAAGCTGCC